AGCTTATCGTATTTATGAATACGAAGAAACCATTAATAACAATAAGAAAGAAATCTTTTTGTTTGATAACGCATACTTAAATCAACTTAATCGAGAATTTACTAAAAGTATAACTGGTACATAATGGAAACTTTTAACCCTGGATATTGCACAATAGAATCTGCTATGCTTACGAATCATCGTGGGGATGAAGAGAATATTACTGGAATGATTGGAGGTCTTTCTTTACTTCAGTCAATGGCGTCTGTTGCTTTATCAGGTGAAATTGAATTGTTAGACGGTGTAGGACTTATTAATAGTCTTCCTATTCGTGGTGAAGAAGGATTAAAGATACAACTTAAATGTCACGATTTACAAACCGAAGTTAATTTAGATTTACAAGTGATTGAAATTGCTGATGTAGTTCAGCAGCCAGGCTCAGGTGATATGTATGCTTATGTTTTAAAGTTTATCACAAAGTCTTCTTTTAATGCAGCAAAACAAAATGTCATTACTGCGTTTAGAGATAAGAAGGCTTCTTTTGCTGTTAATAATATTTTTAAGAAATACTTTAAACCAAATTTTGAAGCATCAAGAAAATTTAATGTTGAAGAGTCAGAAGGTAATATGAGAGTTATTATTCCTGACTATACTCCACAAGAAGCAATGAAATTCTTAGCAGCAAAGGCATTCTCTAAAAGTTCAAAGTCAGCAACATATAGATTCTTTGAAACGACAAGAGGTTATAATTGGGTTACTGATGAATGGTTATTATCCGAAGCACAAAAAGGTGAAATTAAAAAATTAAAGTACAGTGCGGTTGTTGATAGAAATCCTTTAGATGGTCCTGTCATTATGGAAACATTAGAAACTTTTAATCAAGCATCTCACGTTTCAACAATGAACGATATGCATAAAGGTGCTTACAAGAATGTTGTTATGGAGATAGATTTAACAACACACAAGAAAAGAGAATTTCATTATGATTACCTAAAGAAGAAAGGTTCTTATAAAGGAATGCAAGGACAAATTGGTGGAATCTCTGGTGGTAAACATACTGTTGAATTTATTAACGATACATTTACAAAAGAAAATGCACCTCAAAGTATTGTGTATAGAGATTGGACTCCTCCTGGGAAAGAAGTAGCAGACGGTCAAGTAAATCGTGAAGAACAACATATGACTGAGATTATTCAAAATAGAAAAGCATATAATTATCATATGACAAATAATATGTGTACTGCTGGAATGAGAGGAAGAATAGATTTAATTCCAGGTGAAGTAATTAATTTATCAATTGTAGAACCTAATGCTCTTATGGAAGGAGAGCAAAATAAAAGATTAAGTGGTTATTATTTAATTTATGCTACTGCGCATAATATGACAGGCGATAGTTTAGAAACATCTCTACAGCTTGTTAAATTTGATTGGGAAACTGACGTATGATTAATCAGTCGGGTATAGGACAGCCTCAATTCTTTATAGGAATTGTAGAGAATAATGTAGACGAATCTCGAGAAGGGAAGATTCAAGTACGTGCGTTTGGAATACACGGAACACATTCTGATATTAAAACTAAAGATTTACCTTGGGCACTGTGTGCTTCAGGTTCTTACGATCCTAATAATCCACCACCTCCTCTTAATTCTTTTGTATATGGTATGTTCCTTGATGGAAGAATGGCACAACATCCATTAATACTAGGACTTATCCCAGGTACTTATAATACTGAATTAAATCCTGTTGAAGATGGGTATGGTGTTGTTGCCGCTAAAGATGGTGAATTGTTAGGTGGAGCTTATGCTCCTAGAAATTTCAATGCAGGTGGCGGTCCTGATAAATTAGCAACAGGTGAAAAGTTATTAGAAACATACTTATTAGCAATGGCAGCTAATCGTGTTCATGACCAAAAGATTGCTAACAGTGATGAAACTTGGGCTGAACCTACTCCTGCTTATAATGCAAAGTATCCTTATAACAAAGTAATTAAAACAGCAAGACATTCAATTGAAATTGATGATTCTCCCGGCGCTGAAAGAATTATGATACATCACAATAGTGGTGCTTATATTCAAATAGATGCAAAAGGAACAGTTTCAGAAAAAGCAACAGCAGATCGTTATGAAGTTAATATTGGAACAAAACATGAATCTTCAGGTCATAGTGTAGTTACGATTAACGGTAATGCTCATGTATATGTAAAAGGTAATAAGACCGAAGAAATCGAAGGTGATTATAGAATGCTTGTTCATGGCAATGCCGAGTTTGGTGTTGGTGGGCAAATGAATCTAAACGCAAGTGACCAAGTTCAATTAAGAGGTGGAGATGTTAAGTTAGAAGCCAACGCAGGTATTATGACTGTCTTTGGTAAAAAAGAAATACAGTTTGAGTCAGTCAATCAATTAAACTTCGTTGCCAAGAACATTAAAAATACAGCATTAAATACTTATGATGTATTCTCAACAAAAGCAATTAAATTATCTACACCAGGTGATATACATAATACTGCTTCAAACATAATCAGTTTAGCAAGTGGATTAATACCTCCTACTCCTTTAACAGGAACATCGGTACCAACACCAGGTTGGAGTTTAACAACTCCTTCTATGCAAATTGCTTCTGTCACAACTTCACATACTGGAGTATTTAATACAACTGCTATTAATTCAGGTGCAATTACTTCAAGCAGTGTTGTTAATTCTCCATCAGTTATTGCTACATCAGTCGCGGCAACAAGTGGTGACTTTACAACATTAGGTGCTCCACTTATGACTGCTACAGGTGCTGCATATAATGGTGCTTATCGTCCACCTGTCGTAAGTGTATCAATACCAACTGTACCTCTTTTATTACCTCCTGCCGTATCTGCTCCTGTCGTTGCTCCTTTACCAGGCATTACTTCAGGTTGGGCATATCCTACAGGTAATAGTGCAGAGTTCTATGCTAAGATACTTAATCCTGTATCTGCATTCGCTGCTATTGTTGCCGACTTCTTACCTATCGGAAATGGTGCATGGGGTATGACACAAGCTAAGATGCCTGAACCGCCAAGCAAGTCAACATCTATTGTTCCTCAAGGATATTTCGCAATGGGTTATTCAGCAGGTGTTCTTGCACCTATTGATGATTCTGCAGTTGACACAACTAGGAGTATTTTATAATGGCTGAAGTATGTATTGACAGAAATGACCAAACAACTCAGAATAAGTTATCCTTAAGTCCTAAACCTATTGTTGACCAAGAAGGTAGATATACTCTTGCTCAGATTGATGCAGTGACTGCAGAGATTGCACAAAGTATTGTTAATGAAGCAGAAACGAATCCATTATCAAAAGCAGTTAACAAATATGGACAAACATTATATAATGCAACCGATTATTTAAATAACTTATTAAGACAAAAGATTGGTAATTTAGATTCTTATCCTGACCTCGCAGGAAGATGGGAAAGAGGTAATATTTCTAATTTGGAAATGGCTGACTTTCTACAAAATTATAATTACACTCCTGATGGGTTTTTAAACGAAAACGATACAGTAAGACTTGCTCGTAATTTAGATGCTTATTATAAAAACGATTTCAGTACAAGTATCCTTGGTGGATTCTGTGATAGGTTTGATTCTCTCTTTGCTTCAATTGATGCATTCTTTGATTTAATCGGACAAGTTGAAGCTCTCGTAGGTCAAGTATTAGATATTATTAATAAAATAAGAACATACGATGGTATAAAAGATTTAACCGTCGCAGGTTTAGTTGAAAAACTAATTGATGAAGTTAAGAAAAAGATTGAAGATGTTATTGATAAAATCTTTCAAGAAGTACAAGACAAAATAGATAACTTTGACCCAGCAGGTATTGTCGCAGGATTTGAAACTTTTGTAGACGCAAAGGTTGTAAAAGGTATTATGACAGTAAGAGAACAATCTTGTGCATTCTTTACTGACGCAAATAAAAAAGGTATTAAAGATAAAATAAGTGGATTAATTGATTACGCAGTAAGTTTATTTGAATCACCTGGAATTGAAGAAATACAATTCCTCATTGCTCGTATATGTGCTCTTGCTGGAAACATAGAAGCCCTTATTAAGGACATTAATTCTCCACTTGACAATTATACATCCAGGTACAGTACGATTGTAAACCGCCTTAAACGAATCTCTCAAATCAATGAATCGTCAGCGGTAAGAGCCGGAGCTATAAGGTATTCCCCAACAACTCGTCAAGAGGTAATAAATAGATTAGAAGGCAGATGGACTGAGACGGGTGGAGAGGTCATTACAAATACAGGTGAACCTCCACAAAATATAGCACCAATTACTGCAGCAGATTATAGAGATCTTCCAAGATGTGGAGCAGTATTTAAAGGTAGTGATACAAGCTTTGGAGTTGAAGGAGATTCTTTTGACGAAAAAGAAGGTGATGGAATATATGCTTACACAAGAGTTGACCTTGATGTTAAAGTATATTTGAAAAGAGTACAACAGGAAATCGGTACCAAGCTTATTATTACAAATGGTTGGGTAAGTAAAGCTTATAATAAAAAGAAAGAATACGCAGAGGATAATTCACATTTAAGTGGAATGGTAGTTGACATTAAGAAGGCAGATTTTGAAGCAGACCAATTTATTGAATCTGCATTTAAAAATGGATTTAAATATGTTAAAGAATACGACGATTTCATTCATTTAGATTTAAGAGAAATATTATAAATGGCATTAGTAGATTACATATCACCGAAAGCAAAGAAGGTTAATCTTTATTCTGATTTCAGAAAGGATTTAACTACGAGTCCTGTATCAAAAGACATTGTCTTACTTAAAGATGAAAATGCAGTTAAAGACGCAATTAAGAATTTAATTTTAACCGACCGTGGTGAAAGACCAATGCAGCCTTTCTTGGGTGGAAGTATACGTGATATGCTTTTTGAAAATCTTACACCAGGTACAATGAAACTCATTAAAGATAGAGTAGCATCTACAATAAAAACATATGAACCGCGAGCTGAGTTATTAGACGTATATGTTTCTGGAGATTTGGATAATGGTCAAGTTGTTGTAAGAATTACGTTTTATGTTCAAAACGAGCAACAACCAATTAATTTAGATGTTATATTAAAAAGGAATAGATAGAGATGGCAAATCCAAAAACACCAATTACCGAATTAGATTTCGCGGCAATTAAAGAACAGTTTAAAGTATATCTTCAAACGCAAACGCAGTTTAAAGATTACAACTTTGAAGGTTCAAATATGTCTGCACTACTTGATGTACTTTCATTTAATAGTTATCAAAATAACTTCTATACAAATATGGCACTTAACGAAATGTTTCTTGACTCTGCCGTCCTCAAGAATTCAATCGTATCTCATGCAAAAGAATTGAATTATATTCCAAGATCACGTAAGTCTGCCAAGGCTGTTTTAAATCTAACTATTAATGATACAACAACGAATGCTTCAACAATTACAGTTCCTCAGTATTTTGAATTGTCTGCTAACTATCAAGGTGAAAGTTATAACTTTGTGACAAACGAAGCTTATACAGCAAGAAGAACTGCACCAGGAGT